CCTGATGGTCATAAACCACCGAATATCGAAATATGTCGTAGCAATTAACGTCCCTAATTTCTATCGGCCAGACGGGAATATTAACAATCTCTTCCACGAGAGCGATATTATTTATACTGGTTCAGCTTCCAGATGAAAAAGATAAAATAAATTCAAAAACACTAACCATAATCTATTTGAAATATGCGATTAATAATATCGCTATATACAATACTATATACAGTGCTCCGGGCAATATGTGAACATGCTAAATCATACTCTGCTTCAGTAATTTTGTACCGAGCGAGTAAAGAATCAACAGGAATTTCAATCCCCCAATCAAAATCTACGTATTTTTTCCAGTCAGTGGCAATCTCACTGACTTTCATTTCAATAATTAGATGATTAAAGGATCTATTAAATTGGTGAGAACCCCAATTTTTCCTGCTGACCACTACTTCAGATATGAATTTTTGTGCCTTAAATCGGGTATTAGAACCCTTACCAGGTAAGTCACCATCAAACATACCGAATGATTTAACATAAGTTCCCAAATTAACCCACGGAACATACACATTATTTACAAAACTACATGAATGCTTCAAAAATTGAAATTCTTCCAATACATTAACTACTTGACATTTAAGAGTAAATCCAATCAAACGTGCAGATTCTATTATATGTTCTTGGAACTGTTGTTTAGTAACAGCACCCGGATTTGGAACTAACATTTTTAACTGCATAAGTAATAAGAAGCAAGCGACATTGTTAATCATCGTTGTGATGATGCTTCCTGAATATAGTCGTGCAAATGCAAACTCATACTTAATCTTTTGTTTTGAATTATATTTATTGCGCATAGTAATGGGTTCTCTTAAATAAGAAATCGCTAAAGATATACACGCATAATGTGGCGATGTGGGTCCAAATGCGATTTTAATCATGTAAAGCAATATGTCAAAAGTGGAATCAGTGTGACTATTGTCGCATTTTGAAAAATCCAAATTAAACATGGCCTTTCCATCTGAACACCATGCAGATATAGCAGAATCATCACCTTGTTGTGGCATATAACATTTGTTGTATTCTATATTATCTAGTTTCCTAAACACTCCACTCAACAAATCAGCTTGTGGTGACATAACATAATGGTATTCGTAATTACCAGCTTTATATGGTACCGACATCCCATTTTTAATGTCTTCTGCTACAGCCCCAGTGAGTTGTGTGCGATAGGCTCCTAGATCTGCGATCCCTCTCTTCTTACCTACGGCTAAAAGCTCTTCGTCTTTGCCCTTGTATAAAATGCTCTTTAATGGACAGAACACATCGCTAGCCATCTTCTTATTAACCGCCATTCTTAGTTTTTTCTTTGAATGTGGCTGAGTAAGCCACTTAAAATATAAACTATCGATGTCGCAATAAGAACCTGTGGTGTTAATGAATTTTGCAAAAGAACGTATGCTAATGCGTAAGCGACGTTTAATTGTGGTTTGGTTTAGGCGAAATTGTGCTGCTTTGCCAAACTCACCTGGAAATCGGTCCTCCAACATCCTGGCGGCAATAACTTTATACTCTTCACTTCCTGTGCCGGGATAATATAATCCACGCATAGGAAAAAATGGTCCACAAATAGTCTTGTAATTGGAATTTTCATATGTATATCTATTTACATTGAAATTAGGAGTGAAGTCTTCATTCATAATTCCTTGATCTATATATTTTTGTAATTTTTCTTTATTTTTTAATAATTCTTTTTCTATCACTATATTGCCACATATAAAATGTGGTCTTAATTTATATACATTATGTACACTCACTGTGCATTCCATACTAATTATATCTTGAAACTGTCATAATGTTATATTCGCAACACCGGAATTACCAGTTCCAAGTTCACGAAATAACCGTTTTTGGGTAATCTCAACGATGACACAAGTATGTTT